TATTAAGATTGAAATGTGCGGTGGACACTGCGAAAAACATATTAAATTGCAAGAAAAAATTACAAATATTATCTATAACTATTGCGATCATAAAAATGTAGTTCCTAGATGGGATCCAAGCACACAATGCGCAGATTGTGGGGAAATTGTTTAATGAATGACCTTGCTAAAAAATATATAAACTCAACTGTAAGATTTTTTATATTAGATGAATTAACAAATCATTGTGGAAAAAAATTGACACCCGAGTTGGTAGAAGAAATTGCAAAAAAAATATTCTTTGACGTTAAAAAATTTATTTCTGGGGATGGCAATGAATGACTTTACAAAAGAAGAACTTATTTATTTAAAAGATGGTCTTGCATTACTTGAGCAATGCGGAATGACTAAACTATTGAAAAATAAAATTGAAAACTTATGGGTAAAAACTTCAAAGATGATCGATAACTATTGCGAGCATGAATTTATATGTTACGCATGTATAACAAGCGATTCAATAGACTGTATTAAATGTGAGAAAAAGATAAATGAATGACTTTACGAAAGAAGAGCTAGAGGATTTGCTGGTATGGTCAGATATATATACAGAATTTAGAACATGCTGGACTACTAAATTTCATATGCCATTAATAAATAAAATCCAATCTATGATCGACAACTATTGCGATCATGAAAAATATCAAACTGAATTTATCTTTAAAAGCGTTTGTTGCAATTGCGGGGATGTTAAAAATGATAATTAGTGAACAACAAGTGATGCAATTAATGAGTATTGCAAATCATTACATAGAATTGATTTCATTAATTTCAATGAATGAGATAAAGATGAATTATCCCCAAGAACACCAAGAAATAGCAGTAAGATTGCTTGCAACAATAAAAAACCAACAGTGTCAAGAATTAAATGAAATAGAATAAGGATATAGAATGATAATTAGCGAACAACAAGTAATGCAATTAATTATGATTGCTAGAAATTATGCTGATGATTTGCTGCAAAGAGAAGTACAGTATCAAGTTATGGGGTTTAAAATTACGCAAATTATTAATGAAATTATGTGTCAACAATCAAAAGAACTTAAGGAAATAGAATGATTAAACGCATCATATGCTATTTCAAAGGCCATGAAGACAAAGAAATATATAAATGAAGATCTTGAGACCCTACCAGCAGGAAGCTGTGAATCAATGTTGGCAAGCATTGAAATTAAATAATGAGCCTGTGTTATTAATGGCAAGTGTAGGAGCAGGAAAAAGCCTAATGCTTGCTAATATATTATTAACCATACAAAAAGCCAATAAAAAGGCGCTATGCCTTGTAAATAACGCTGAATTAGTAAGAAATAATTGTGAAACCTTTATAGAACAAGGTGGAACTGCATCAATATATTGTGCTGCGCTGGGAAAAAAAGATACAAATGCATCGGTGATATTTGGAACCCCTCAATCAATATTAAATGGAATTGATAAAAATGGACATATTTCAAGAATTAAATTTAATCTTATCGTCGTGGATGAAGCGCATGCTATTAATTATCTTAATCACCGTTCTTGCTTTATGCGTATATTACGGCATTACCGACAAGAGTATCCCGCGTTACGTCTCCTTGGAGCTACCGGTACCAACTTTAGATTCAAGGGAACAAGTATAGTAGGTGAAGATTGTCTTTTTAAGACCCAAGTAGGAAATATAACCACTGAACAGCTTATAAATGATAAGTATTTGATCGAACCAAGCTTTGAAGTTGATAAAGATTTAATTATTGACTTTTCAAATGTAAAAATCAAATCGAATGGCCAGTTTGACCAAAAACAATTGGAATTAGTGGTAGAAAAAAGTGCAAGATTGACAGAACTTATCTGCAAACAAGTCATTCATATTATGAAAAGTCAAAATAGACGTGGCGTTTTTTTCTTTGCAACCACTAAAAAGCATGCGGAAGAGATATTTAGCCATTTGCCTGAAAGTGAATCAGCAATTATTTTAGGAGATACGCCACAAAATGAACGTACTCAAATTCTTGACAAAGCCCGTGCTGGGTTCATTAAGTACCTTGTCAATATTGCTATCATTTCTGTTGGCGTGGATGTTCCTGCATATGACACAATCGCTTATCTTAGACCTACAGAAAGCCTCGTTCTGCTCGTACAAACAATGGGACGTGTTTTGCGGTTGTCACCAAGCACCAGAAAAACTGATGCACTCGTCCTTGATTTTTCAGGAAACATAGAAAGGCATCGTGATTGGGATAATCCAATATTACTTGATGCTGTTAAAAAAACCATTGATAAAGACAAGCCCTTGGTTATTAGCTGTCCTTCTTGTCTAACCATGAACACCCAAGATGCGAGGCGTTGCATTGGCACGTTGACAAAGGAAGGCGTGAATGTTGACAAAGAAAAGCCAAAACGTTGTGAATATTATTTTGAATTTAAGGATTGCTTTAATAGCAATTGCAATGCAAAAAATGATATTGCAGCAAGATTATGTCATGCATGTGGTGAAGAACTGATAGATCCAAATGAAAAATTATCTCTAGCAAAAATACAAAATAATTTAATTACAGTAGATGTTTTAGAAGCAAAATATGCATTATCAGGCACAAATCATGGGTTTAGGATAAATTGCATGTATAAATTTGCTAATGAATCTGGAAACAAGGGATGCGCTTTTGAGCATTATTCACCCATAAATGAAAAGGCAAGACGCGTATTTTACGGTAAATTTGTCAAACAACATTGTGTGGATTCCAATAAATGGTACATGCATTTGCAAAATCGCAATAAGGTTGAAGAAATGTTGCAGGAAGTAAGGACTCCTTTGTCATTGTTAATTTCCAATGAATATGAAGGGGTTAAAATTAAGAAGAAGTTTTTTTAAATAGGTGAAATAATGAGCTTATATAATATGGTGTTTGGATTTAATGATAAATCAAGTTTTTTACTTGATATTTTGGGATTGAAAGCAGAAGACTTGCCAAGATTTAGGGATTGTTTTTATGACAACGAAAAAAACTTAATTATTTTGCACACACGAACAGGTGGTGGAAATAGAGAATATTACGAACTTGAACATGAAAAACTTTCTGAACACCCCATGTACATAAATGATTGTGATGATAGCTACGATTGCACTTATGCAAATTTTTATTTTAAAGTTCCTGATGAACACGTAGAAAATATAAAAAAACTTTTTTCTGATGAAACAACAATAGAACCAGGTCAAAAATGGAAAAATTTATTTAATGAAATGGATAAAAACTTAAATAAGGAAAAAATAAATGACAAAATTTATTGATGCTTTGCAATTAGACAAGGATCTATCGGGTAGATTAAAAGCTAAAATGCCATCATGTTTTAAAAACCCATTTGAAGTTAACGAATACCATATAAACGATGGTTATCTGCAGGCTTATAGGCTTCAATTAGTATGGAGTGTTCAAATTTGGTTGGATGCAGATAGATCAAGACCTACAGCGCTAGAAGATGCAAAAAAAGAAGCAGTCAGAAATTTAAAAAGAGAAATTTATAGTGAGATATATCAAAAATTAGCAGAAATTCGATTTATATTAAATAACGGTGATGTTGAAGAAGGATTAAAACAAATACAGTCCTTAATGCTTTATTTGTTTGAATAAAAGGAAAAAATAAATGATTAATTTAAAATTTAATATTGGCGATAACGTGTATTTTTCTATGGGGATAGTTATAGACAAAACATACATAAAATCAATAACAATTTTTAAAAAACATATTCATTATGATTTATTTTTGGGTGGTTTTGCAAATGAAAATGAAATATATAAAACATTTGAAGAAGCACGTGCATTTTGTATTGGATACGAAAAAGAAAGACATAACGAAAGAATGAAAGAAATAATGAGCTGGAAGGATTCTAATAATGAATAATTCAACAAAACAAAAACCGCGATTAGAAATTACTCCTAGGCATATATGGCTTAAACAAAGAATTGATGAATGTATAGAAGGTATTAAAAGAGCACAAGAAATAGAAGATTGGGAAGATTATAAAAAACGCCTTCTGAAATTGACCGATGAATTAAGTTATGCAACTACTGAATGGAGTAAATATTATGAATGACAATACTACACAACCTATTAATTATTCTGAAATAAAAAATGCAGAAGATTATTTTAATCAACAACCCATACAGGTTCCAGAAGGCCATTTTGCGATCATAGATCATAATAAATACAAATATACTAACGGTGAATGGGTTCAGGTTGAATGGGACAATGATGATGAATGATTTTACGAAAGAAGAGTTAATATCAATACATGAGGCTTGTCATTATTGGTATGAAGGGCTTGAAACACGTTTAATTGATAAAATACAAGACATGATTGATAAATACTGCGAGCATGAATGGGAAAATATTTGTTGCCAATGTACACTTGATAATATTTATTGTCATAAATGCCAAAGGACATTGTTATGAATGAATTTACAAAAGAAGAGCTACAATATTTAATAAAAATAATGTTTCCTGCTCCGATTGAAATGAAAATGGAAGAAATACTTTTTAATTATTATTTAGGAATGAAAATCAAATCCATGATTGAAGAAAAAGAAAAGCAGGAAAAATGTCAACATGAATGGGAATATCATATTAATGACTATTTTTGTGAAAAATGTGGAGTATGTAGATGAATGACTTTACGAAGCAAGAGCTAGAATGTTTACATAATGCTACTGATTTACAGCTTAAGAAAATTCCAATGTCGGAAAATAATAAATTAAGGCGCCAAGAGCTATTGGGAAAATTACAATCCATGATCGATAATTATTGCAAACATAGATACACAAAATTTCTAGTTACAGACAATAGCGCATCATTTATTGATAAATGCGTAAAATGTAATGATTTAAAATTTAAAATACAATAAATAGGTAAATAATGAATCATTTAGATTTATTTTCAGGAATTGGCGGTTTTGCGTTAGCGGCGCGATGGTCTGGAATTGTAACCATACAATTTGTGGAAAAAGATGAATTTTGCATAAAGGTATTGCAAAAAAATTTCCCTAATGTACCTATTTATCATGATATTAAAAAGTTTAATTTTCAAAAAGAAGTAGATATTTTGACTGGTGGCTTTCCATGCCAACCTTTTAGCGTTGCAGGAAAAAGAAAAGGATTTTCAGATGACAGATATTTATGGCCAGAAATGCTCAGAATCATTAAGCAATGTAAACCCAGATATATTATTGCAGAAAATGTACCTGGAATTATTCCCATGCTTGACCCCATCCTTGAAGATTTGGAAAAAGAAGACTACACCTGGCAAGCGTATCTTATTTCGGCTAGCTCCTTTGACGCCCCACACAAAAGGGAAAGGTTATGGATTATTGCCAACCGCAACAGCATCGGATGCAACAGTAGGATCGATTCTAGGCAAGAACGACAGTTACAAGACGACATCGAACGGCACGTTAAGACGATACAATCAGAATGGACACAATTCAAGCCTTTCTCTTGGGCGTCTTTTAATGCTCAAAAATGGCTTGGATTTACTTCCGACTCCAACAGTGAGCAGTGCAGTAAAGGAGCAACGCATAAGGATGCCTTCGCCGAGCGATCCGAATGGACGAGATCTCCCTCAACGGCTAGGGAAAATTGCTCCATCTTTAATTGGCAAGAAAATGAACCCCCAATTCCTAGAGTGGATGATGGGTTACCCAATTGCGTGGACAGAAATAAATCTCTAGGAAATGCTATTGTTCCGCAAATAGCTTATATATTTATGACGGCAATTATTAAATTATGATTAAGGAATATAAAAAATGAGTGATTGGGTGGATGTAAGAAATTTTGATGATTTGATGAACGACTATCAAAAAAGCTCTCGGGATAGCACGATTATGCCAGGACTTGGAACTTATTTAAAAAAGTTAATTGACCAAAACGAAGAAATTATCAGATTGCTTAAATCTATAGAATACTATGTTGAAAACATTAAGTCTGATTAATGAAATTAATAATGCAATCGTATAGTACTAAATGCGAAAAGGATATGGGAAACTTAAAGGAAAGATACAATGAATGAAGAATCACCGTTACAACAATTAGAAAAGTTATCTAATTTTTTACATGGCGCACACTTAGTTTGTGATCATGAAAATTCAAGTTCAACATTTCATATAGCAAAACATACGCTGGATGAAATTATCGTTCAAATAAAATTAAATCATAATAACCACTGGATACGATGCCCGCAAATTAAAGTCTGATTAATGAAATAATCAGACTTAAGAATAGCAAAAATATTTAAGTTTATGATTTAATTATATTTTTTGTAAAAATTACTTAAGCCAAATTTATCAAAAATACACCCCAACAATTTGGTTAAATTAACTACAGTTTTTTGGTGTATTTTTAAATCTATTAGATATATAAGATTTCAAATAGGTTAAAATCATCTCTTTAGCTGCTTCAAACCCCCAAACGGATATTGAAAGGTATCCTCTTTCAGTTTTTCGTGCTAAAAATGATATTTGTTCTGGAGTGAGTTTGCCTTTGCCAACTTTTAGTTCTAACCAAAGACCATGATAACCATTTACGGGAAATGCAAGAAAAAAATCAGCAACTCCTTTTTTAACGCCCATGCGTTTTAATGTTCTTCCTTGTTGTATGGAACATCTTCTTTCATTGGCGAAATGGTGTAAATCATCGGATAATTCTGGAAACTGATAATTGAACCAATTAACAATATTGATATGTTCTATTTGTTCTGCTTGTAATGGCATTTAAAATCCTTGTCGTATCATAAGAGAAACTCGTTTTGCTCTATCTCCTACTTGTATAGCCCATTTAGAATCCAAACATTCCATGGCAGCTTTGTTATAATCTTTGCAGGTTAATGCAACAATCATTTTTCTAAAGCCTAATAATTTAGGAATTCCTAAATTAAAACACATGTTTAATAGGGCTGCTTGCACATTTTCAGGTTGATTTACAAACCAGGGATAAGGCGATAACTCTTTTTGACAGCGTGCAAAATCGTTTTCAAACAGAAAGTTTGCCTCTTCCGGTGAAATTCCGTTGTCTTCTATATTTCTGCCAAAACCTATCGTCCATTTATCCATATTATCTTTGTATAAATGTGTTTTTAGCTTTTCATCGCTTTTGATCCATTTTTTTACGTCTTCCATGGCATTTCCTAATATTTAAAATATGCCCCCAATGAAATGAGGGCATATATAATGATTAAGCAGCAGCACGTAACACTTGGTAATTAATGTTAGTAGCGGCACCTGGATCACCCGATAACAACACAGTAACAGTATTGGTAGTTGCAGTTACTTTTTGAACAGTTACAGCATTTGTAGATGAAGAAATTTGTGCAAAAGGTAAATCCGTTGAAGCGGTTCCTGCAACAGTAATAGCTACAGTTGCTGAGCCACCGCCATTTGCTTGTGTGCCGGCAAACTTAACAATGTAAGCAGGAGCAATACCCGTTGCAAGTTTTGCTAAAGTTACGGCTGCAGCATTGATTTTAGCAGTAGTAATTGCGTTATTTGCAATTGTAATTGCGCCAGTGTTTGCCATAGTTGCATCGCCAGACATTGCTACACCAGTTGCAACGTTAGATGCATTCCCTACAAATATGTTGGTGTTTGACAAAGTAGTGGAAAGGCCTGCATTACCAGTCAAAGCCACAAAAGCATTGGTACTAGAGTTAAAAGTGTAAAATCCAACACCTGTGGCGTAATAAATAAGCCACAAATCAGAATCTTGCATTTGAAAATCGCCATTTTGCAAAGCTTCTACGTCGGCAATTGTTGCAGGAAGCGCCCAGAATCCAGCCGTAGTAATAGTCGCTGCACTGCTATCTGTAACCATAGTGACAATATTTGGATCGCCATTAAAATTACGTAATAAAGATGAAATAGTCATTATTATCTCCTTATAAATCAATGATTGAATTATTCTAATTACCTTAATTTACGTCTGCGTATTTTATCTAAATCATCAACACCTAAATATCCTACGCCTTCGGCTGCTGCATCTGTCCTAACGCCATAATTATTGATTTTTTTACTAGCATCAATAAGGGCGTCATGACTTTTGCAGTAGCCTTTGCCTTCCCGTACTTCAATAGGCTTTCTTGGTGTATCATCATAAGCCATTATTATCCCCTAATTATTTGCATGCTTTTTTCATATCTTTTTTTACCATTTTTTTATCCATGGAACGCATTTTTTTATCACGCATTTCATCTTTTTCTTTAGTCATGGTCTTTTTCATTCTTCTTTTTCTCCTGATATATGCGATATTTTATTATTAACCCACTCCGTAGCTTTGCCTGCGAAAGCCTTAACTTCGTTAACAATCAATGATTGAATTTCACCTGAATGTGCCTGAAATTCTGCTTCAATAGCTTTTAATAATTGATTTTGAATAAAAGATGATAATAAACTCATTGTGATTTCCCTCCACGTTTTCCGCTATCCAAAACTCTATTGGCTTTAGCATCTATTTTAGCCTTCGCAGACTCCGAAAGCTTTCCCTTGTTTACCATTTGTGTTGCGCGTGCTTTGGCATTTTGAGCGTGAGCCTTGTTTTCCATGGGATACTTTCTTTCTCCAGGAATGCCAAAATCTGATTTAGGCAGGGAGTTCCTGGCTTTGGTTGTCAACTTCGCCATTACTTTCTCCTTCCATAGATTCATTATTATTTTCATTTTCCATACATTTTTGCATCCAATGCCCACACTCTGCCAGATGTCCTTCCAGCTTAGCATAATGTGCTTTTAAAACTTCCATTTCATTTCTGATTTCTATAAGACGTTTTTCAAGAAATTCTTTATTCATTTGGTTATCCTCATTGTTATTAAACTACAGTCCACCCTAGGTACTGCGTTTGACCTGCATATCCGAAGTTATCCCAGCGGACTTGCTTACTATCTACAACGATTGTTCCAGCAGCTAAACCAGTTCCTGAAGCACAGAAAGCGATATAGGGGCTATTAGCAGCTGTTGCACGAACCTTTGCAGAATTTACTCGCACTTGCCCAATATAAGACGGATTGGCGGATAGCCAGATACCATATTGCGCAATGTTTGCATCATTATTGTAGAGCTGTAACTGGTTAAATTCCATACCAGTAATCCCATAGCATTGGACGCTCATACCCTGATTGTTTTCGAAACAGAGGCTGTTACATAAGATGTTAGAGCCAAGCCCTGCGCCACCTTCAATGTACAGTCCACGATTTCTATTTAAGACAAAAGCAGAGTTATCGAATTGAAGTACCTGCCCACGCCAATACATCCCCCCCCCAATTGCGCCAGCAGTTGTGCCACAATTTTCGATGGTAGAGTTGCGAACACCCATAAAGCTTGTCTCGTTGTTACCAGTGCGTAAGTCCAACTTCACACCCCACTGAGTACAATTTAAGATGCGTGAATTCTCAAGCACAATGTGGTTACAAGCATCATTGTCCCCAGGGTTTCCCTGATTAACTATATCCCAGCCTATGGTTAACCCATCCATGATCACATCGAAAATGCCAAAGCTATAATTTCCCTGCGACCGAATGCCTAAAGTATTAGTTTGACCGTTCCCCATAACACTAATCCCTGCAATATATCCTCCCATTTGAAAGTTCAGAGGTGCAGGCTGAACGGTGTTGAAGATTACTGTATTAGGATCTTTAGCCAATAATCTGGTGTTGCCCATCCCATCGCCTTCGATATAATTGCCTCTGCTAAAAGCAACAGGATCAAAAGGCATATTCAATGTGCCTGTCAGGTAATCTGCACCTGGAATGTATAGCCCAGTTTTTCCTGCAAAGGCTGCATTTATCGCTGCTTGCAATGCTGCTGTGTCATCCGTTATTCCGTCACCAATTGCGCCAAAATCTTTTGCGTTTATCATAATATTTCCTTATGGCCAAATTAATATTGGAAGTCCTGCCAAGAATTCTTCAATACTCGGTCGTGACCCTGATTCTTGCGATGCTGCTAAAACTTGTAATCCATAAACATAGACTTCATCACGCCATGCTACAAAAGCTTGTGCTTCGGCTTGCCATGTGGCGTTCGTGCTATTCACGTAAGTCGCAATTGATAATGTGTTATCGTAAGACTTTTCACGCGCTTTATTGTCTGTATAGACTTGAAGTGCGTCTGTATATTCTTTTAACACCTCTTCCATTGTTGGGATTGGAATTGCAACTGAAGTAAATTGCACACCATTCCAAGAATCGCCCACTTGAACGCTATTATCGCAATCAATCCAGACGTAATTCGGATGTACGTCAAATGGTACTGGCTCAATTTGAATAACCTTTTCTTGATACACTAATGCTTTCATTGCATGTCCTTATTTGTATTCAACAATGACAACAATACCGCCGCCACCAGTTCCTCCAGCCCTGTCGGTTGTCGCTGTCGCACTACCACCAGAACCACCGGAGCCATAAACAGATGCGGCGTTTCCGGCCGCCGATGTGCTAACTCCTAATGCGCCACCACCCCAAAATGATGCCCCTCCATTACCGGAACACAATATCGTTGAAAGACCATTAGCCACACCAAAACCGCCAGCACCGCCAGGGGTTGTTGAACAATACATTTGCCCCTCCAAATAAACCAGCGGTCTTTTCTCCGTTGGATAAGTCTCCACCGCTTGCCATTTCACTAAATTTAATTGTATTTACCATGTCACTAATTCCTTGTGATACTGGTGGTTAAGATCCTTGCAATTGCCTTAATGAAACACCAACATATGCAGTTGCGTCTGGAGTAATAAAGTGAATAACATCACCGCCACGCACATAACGCTTTTTAGGCCTAAATTCATTGTATGGCTCACTACCAACACTTCCAGGGCTGGGAATGGTTGGTGTTCCATTCAAACGCACGTATACGTTAGAACTTTGATTATATCCAAAATAAGCTTGATATTGAGTAGTAGAAGTGCCAGGAACATTTACCACTTCTTCTACATTTGTCGTACAAGCCACTTGAGAACATGCATCACTAAAAGGTAGTGTTTCTATGTAGTTACTGTTGTAAGAAATTGCCATTATTAACTCCTGTTTATTAAGCCACTAATCCTAATCTGGCATCTTTTGTGTAATGGTACAAAATATATCCTTCTGGGAATGAATTTGAACCTGCATTTGTTTGTTGCGGTGCCACCGTCGTACAGGCATAAGAAATTCCGGTTGAACTTAAAAATAATGGCGTCCAGTTTCCACTTAACGCCAGATTACCATCAGCTACTGATGCGCCATTATTTCTCAAAAAAATACGCACCGCACCGCTTGTTCCATCTGTTGGGGAATAAAGTTGTACTGTTGGGTTAGTAGTTCTTGCAATTACTTTAAAAGGAAAGCCAAAGCTTCGTGGAGTGACAAGATTATTGCCACCACTATTTACACCTAGCATTTCAGCAAATAAACACCCTCCTGCATTACCCATTGCCCCTGGTAAAAATCCCGTTTCATAGCTTTTTTCATAATAAAAAAAGCATTCTCGTAAAACTTGATCAAAGGTTTGAGGTTGCGTATCTATTGCAAATTCATTAGCTACCAAAGAAATAGCATCAAAATAAACTTTATCCACTGTAACTGTAGAATTTAAAGTATTGGTTGTATATAAAACAATTCCTAATACAGCAGTATTTGCAGGCTTGTCTGGTAATTGAAAGCCCTCAAAAACATTATTAGTTAATGTTGCAGAACTTATGGTAATTACCGGATCGTTTTTTGGAGCAATTGCAGTCCATCCAGCAGTAAAAACTGGATCGGTTGCTGCCCATGAAGAAATTGGATCAACAGCAGGTGGCACATCAGAACGGTAAATAATGCGCATTTTTAATTGCAATGCAGTGGAATGGCTAGTAGTAATCCCTGCTTTTACTAATGATGATACGATATCATTCCAATAGGCTGCAGCTGTTGAATTATCAAGATATTGAATAAGTGCAAATTTACCTTGTGATGCAGCAGAAACAGGCTGTATACCAAAATACCCTTCTGTTGTTTGTAAGGACTGCAAACTTGATGCATTTTGTACAGATACAATGGTTTGGTCAGCAGTATAAGCACTTGCAGTAATTGTATTGGCACTTGTTGTGGTAAATTGCCAAGGATTTAATCTAAAATTCCAGCCTGTCAAAATAGTAGGCTTAGGCTGAATTAATACTGAATCTTTGTAATAATGCCAAGTGTGATCGATTTGCCTATCAATAGAATCTTGCTCAAAGCTATGTTCTGTTAAATCCAGCGCATCTTGCACTATCAATTGAATAGATGTTAAATAAATATCAGTTGTTGATGGCAATGATAATTTGTATTCAATGTATGCTGCCGGCGGTACGTCGGGATTGCTAGTTGCAGGCAATGTACCATGGCCTGTGTATTCTACAAACGATGCATTGACCGTTGGTACATTTAATACTTGCGTTAAAGTAGTTCCATTAGAATCAACTAAATTGCCAGTGATACCTTGAAAGGCACCCGTTATTTTTGCAGTAATTGCAGCAGAAACCGTTTTATTAGCCCATAGCATACCGTTTTGTTGAAATCGTTGACGTAATATAACACCGTCTGCGTTCCATCCGGTTAATTGCAAACGAAGGGCATAAGGTGCATTGGAAGGATTTGCATTAACATTATTTAGGGGAACTTGTGAAATTATCACAGTTCCTGTTCCTGCAAGATCTAGAAACCAACCTGGTGCAACTTCAACCGAGAGCGGATCGGTGCCTGATAAAGTAAAAGGGGATGAAAAACTTATCAAGGAAAATTGCGGGTTGGTTATTTGATTGCCAGTAGCTAGGCTGCTTGATTCATCAGGGTTGACGCCTCCATTGCCTGGCATATAATTATTTACTTCATAAATGAGCGGATCGGCCTGTGAGGGTGTTAAAACACCATCATTTTGCCTAAATTCCAATCTATAAACCACATTCTGTTCAAAATAAACATCAACAGGCAATGTGCCATTTCCTAAAAAACGAATAGGATTTGTCCATGGAGTATTAAGATTTGGATCGTGATATACAGTTGCAGGCAAATAAGGAATTGTATTTTGCAATACATACATGTAAAAGGAATCATCAAATAAATTCCCTTGCAAATCATCCAACAACCATATTGGATTAAAACCCCGTATCCCTAAGGTAATTGCCATTAGTAAGAGTCCTTATTTTTTCTTTTTTTATGTTCGTCAGCCAAAGAGTATGCAATCGCGACCGCTTGGGACTGTTTTTTTCCTTCTTTTATTTCTCTTCGAATATTTTCAGAAAAACCAGAACGTGTTCTTGCTTTTTCACCTTTTATTAATGGCATTTTAATATCCTTATTTCGTTATTTAATAGTACCATGTAACACTATTTAAATTCAGTATTGCTTGCTTTTTATTCAAAGTTTAACTATGATGCATTATTTATAGGAAAATTATAATGCAATTTATTCTTTTAACTGCCGTTATTTTTGGTCTTGGCTGGTATACCTTTTACGGTTAATTATTTCGCTGCTGCTTTTAACATTTGCGAAACCCACTTAGGCAGCAAAGCCGCTGTTGCAATACCAGATGCAGCTTTAGAACCTGGGGATATTTTATGGTATTTAGCAGTTCTTGCTTTTCCTTGATGCATAAGTTCAGCAGCTTCTGGAGCGCCACGTGCTGCTTGCGCCTCCCCAATTTCTGTATGCATCTTTTCAGCTAATTGATGTAACTTTTCCCCAAGGGTATTATTAACACCGCCTAATTTACTTAATCTTCTAGCCTCAGAACGAATAGAGGATTGTAAATTAAACCAAGGTTTGTAATTACCCTCCAGTGTTTGCGCTACAGCTTCATTAACTGCTTCATGCGGTATTTTCATACCTTTAGAGGTAAGGATTCTTGCAGATTCCAAAACGTCATTTACATTTGGCTTATAGCCTTCCAATAGCCCTTTTTCTTCAAGTATTTGCATTTGTTTTTTGTAAGGCTTAGAGGCAATTGATTTTAAAATAGGAAGCTTATCACCTGCTTTATTGGCAAGCTCCGGTGCTTTTTGAAAGGCACGCTCGGCAACTTCTTTCAATGATTTACCAGCAATCTTTGCGCCTTTTGCAGCAGAACCAAAGGGGGTAACTGATTGAAAAATAGTGTCTCCGGGTTGTGCTTCTCCCAGTCCAAAAATATCCGATTCAGGGTATTGTGGCCAATGCTTGGCAGCAGCGCTTAAATAAGGAATTTCCTTGCCAGCCAAATACTTCATTGCAGGACCTGCGGGATTTGATAAGAATTCAGCAGTGTTAACAGCACCTTGTCCAATATTTTTAAGCGAACGCCCAAACGGCATGTGCATTGCACCAGAAACCTCATTGGAAACTTTATCAATTATTCCAGTTTCAGGCTTATAGCCAGGTAACAATTCATTCATTTCCTCTTCTGTTGCATCATCGGGGAATGAATGCAGTTTTCCTTCAAACAAAATTTGTTTAGTCATTTTCTATCCTTGTACTGGTACAAGTTTGCCATTAACACGCTTATATTCAACAATGTTTGGTTGTGATTGTTGATTTTCTTGCATCGTGTTTATTTTATTTGGGTGCAAAAATTCATTAGAAGATTTTATGCCAGCGCGTAATTCATCTTGATATTCACGCAAACGATTGCGGTAATCATGATCTGTCTCAAATTTACCGCGTTGCAAAATAGATTCTGCTTTTTCAATACTTCCCGTATTATTAGGCCAACCTTTCGCTTTCGAATAGTTTTCAGCGGCAGCAGTTACCGCTTTATTGTGTGCCGCCTTTTGCCCTGACTTAATGAAACCTAAACCCCATGGCTCAAAAGGAGAGGGTTTGTCCATGATATTTTGAATAGCATCAATAGCCTTAGGGGAAAGATGAATGATATTTTCATGCAAAGTTTTTACTGCGGCAGGCAATTTTTCTTCTTTTTTAGCTTTAATAGCTTCTTTTTGTTTAAATAAGTCAAGTGCAGCTGCATTTTTTTCTTCTGGTGTTTGCGGTGCTTGTGCTGCTGGATCAAAACCAAAATGCTTTTTAAAATACCCGCGCATAATAGGACTGTTTTTAATAGCGTCCATATTAATGCCATTGCCTAAAGTTGGCATTTCTTGCGGCATTTGTTGGGGCATAGCTTGTGCTTCCTGCAAACCCTCAGGATTAAACATGCCTAAACCTTCGCCCATCTCTTGTTGGGGTGATTGTTGTTGCATATTGTTAGCAGGGTTACCACCGCCAAACATTTGCTGCATCATTTGCAATTGTTTAATTTCATGCATGGGATCGTTTCTTTGCTTTAAGCCCAGCAATTGTTCCTCTAATATCCTTCGTTGGATATCTGAATTAGCCCCAGCACGTGCAAATTGTGCTTTTCGCAAATCCATTTGCTGCTTAAATTGTTCGGCAGCTTGCCTTTGATGCTCCCTATCAAGCATAGGCTGCATTAAGCGAGAAAACATATTACCGCCTTCATGCATGCTTTTTAAAAAAGCTTCATCTGGCGCCATGACATTGGGAATATTAAGTGCCATTATTTGCCCCCTAAAGACCATGGCATTTGACCACCCATACCACCCATGCCACCCATACCACCCATGGCAGCTGCAGCGCCCATATTTAACCCTGTATTTAGCCAGTTATTTAGCATATTGCCACCTGCTTGCTGACGGTTAAAAGCCATTTGCGCAGAGTTATTACCCATATTCATGGCATTATTGCTCATTTGCCCTGCAGCATTTGCACCAGTTCCATAAATACCTTGAGCAAGTCCTGCGCCCGCCAAGTATTTTTGCATCAAATCATTAAGGTAATTTTGTTTGTCTTCGGCAGCAATTTGATTAGTTCCTGCTTGCGTTGCATTTAAAGCAGTATTGGAGCCCATGAGTCCCATAGCGGATGCCGCGTTAAGACCATGCTCTTGTGCCATTTTCTCAGCATTTTTAGCAGATTCTGATTCAGTATAACCCTTCGACCATTTGTCTTGCAAAGCTCCAGGGTTCATTAAGGCATTAATGTATTCATTTAAATTTCCATACTGGGCTTGCCCTTGTTGGTTATAAGGATTTAAACCACCTTGCGCTTGTTGATAATATTTATCCAATTGTTCTTGCGCTTTATTATATCCCTTTCCGGGTGACAAAAAACTTGATAACCAACTCATTTTTATAACTCCTTTTATGGGTAAGCAGCGGTTGTGAATTTAACAAGTGTTCCGCTTATTTTCCCTACATATTCATTATTTGTGGTGTCATACAATACAATACCATCTGGCAATATTCCTGCCGTATATAAATTAGAAATCTGAGCAGCCGTATAATTAGAAGCAGATAAAACATTCAAAGCATTTTGAATATCAGTTAAATTTTCGTTCAAAGTATCAATAAGCACCCATAACCATTGTGAAAATTGACTATCAAAATCATTGTTTAAAATGGGTGCTGAATCAATTCTATCCAAAGTAATAGCCATTAATTAGCACCTCCGCTTACAGGTCTCGTGTTTCTTACTGCACCCAAGATTACGATAGGTGCAGAGCTTACACAAACCAGTCTATAGCAGCGATTTCTAGAACAGCCTAGCTCATACCAACGCATACGCCATCGGTATTGACCTAATGGGCTGAATTCACGATTATCTGCTGCTAAAAAGGTCTCACCGCCATCATCCGAATAATAAAGCTCAATATGAGGCTTGAACAAATCATTGTAATGATTGTCATCAAATTGGGGTGTATCGGAATTTTCGGCAATAATATACTTATCATCCTCTGAAAGCATATAGACAGGAGACTGTGGTGTAGAACTTTCACCAACAATAAAAACAGTATTAAGAAAGGGAGCAATACTCTTATAGAAAGTCTGATTACCAAAAACAAAATCGATTTCGACGTATTCATCCATGAACTCCGAATAATCAGGCAGAAATATCTGCTGGGTTACAAGCTCGTAACGCATTGGATACTTTAAAAAAGCATCCACGGCTTGAATATCGGGCTGACTTCTATTGCGTAATTCATTGTGATAGATATTGCCTGCCATTTCGTAAATAGCAGGATCTCCTTGCACTGATACCAAATGCTGATTATTAAAATAAACATGCTCTTCTATGCGATTTCTTTCTCCATTAAGCTCAATACATCGTGACCAAGTTTGCGTCTCAAAATTATATTCCAATGAGTAAGCTTCATCCGTAATGTCCAATTGTCCATAATCCACATAGACACCAGCACTAACCCTATAAAATATCGTATTTTCATATTGGTATAAAAATCCATCAACACGTCTTGTTAAAAATGGACTTAAACCGTCCATACGCAATGAATTTTCAAGCAATACATTGATTGCTTGTGAGGATATGTCTTGGGGAGCTTGTCCATTTGACATCATAAATGAAACCAAGCCATTACTGTTTTTAGCAAGCCATACCATCATGCCAAAATCAACAGTCAAACTATAAGGATCGGATATCCCAAAATCAAAGTTATAAGAAGAGTTTAATTTCCAGGGAAATTCGCGCGTGACACTTCCCACAGTAAATTGTGTTGGTATATTTGCCCAAACATCCGTTGTAAAATCATTCAATATATATAACTGCTGATGAAGAACTGCAAATTGACCGATAACGCCAGTAGCTCTTGCGTTTAGGGCTGCATTTAAAGCAGGATCGGTAAAATAAGTATTCGCGTTCCCCGCAAGGTTGATTTGGCTTAAATAAAAATCCGGCGTATTAGCAACACTCACAACAAATCTATTGCCAAAAGATGCAACATAAAGCGGTTTTCCACCTGTAGTAGAACCACCAGGCGCATTGGGATCGGTAACAATTTCGGATGTTACCGTTGAGCCATCTTCTTTAATCACAAAGATATTTTGTGTATCGGTCAACATGTTATAAATAATGTTTCCAACAGCAAGTGTTGCAAACCAGATAGGTGCATTAAGAGCAACACTGATTGATAACGTTTTTCTGTTATAAAACCTATCAAATTGATATACAGAAGTACCTTCAATCACATATAAATAATTAATTGACTTGTAAAAAGCGGTAGGTTCAATATTAAAAACCAATTTGTTTTGATTTAAAAAGCTTACATGCTTTCTACCCATAGCAGGATATAGAGCTTGTTGTTTTTTACCAGATTGTACCTGAATTCCATACCAGTTTGCGCAATCCATGGAACCAAATTGTGTAAATCTTTGCCTATCGTAATAACAAAATATAGGCATAGTTTCAATTTTGGCTCCAAACTGGTTTTTTGACATCATATGCCAGCCCGTACTCTCCAAGCACCATTTAATAATGATTGCTCGTCACCAGTAATGGATAAATTAACCTCACTTGCAGCTTCCATATTATCTTTCAATTCACGGTATTCTGCCTCTAAATCGGGCGTCCATGCACTACCACGTCCTTTAAACTTTGACACGTACTTTGCAACCGCATAAAGAAGGTAAAGCTCATAATACAAAGGGTATCCTGCCAAAGTATCATTAATTGTTAATGCAGGTTGTTGGAATTTACCCCTTGCAAAAAAGGTAAAAAATTGACTAGGTGCAGGAAATAATTGCAAGACAACCTTATCAACATCAGGATAGGTCATAACAAACCGAGGCAAACCTTGCAATGGTTCAAACTTCCATGCACCTAAATAAACATCACGGCTTTCTTGAATAAGCGGATAAGTCACACCATTCAATAAAAGCCAAGCACTGTCTAAATTAGCAAGCCTTCCTTGTCTTATATAAACATAATCAGGATGTGGCAATTCATGCGAGAATGTAAGGATTGATGCGCCATTAATGGTTGCATTGTGTGTCATAGTAATGACATTTCCTACAATGCTTGATATGTAGGTAAAGGCAGGAATTCCACCGCCTGAGACCAAATCACCGACGCTATAAAGCAGTCCGTTAACCACTGTAAATGAAGGCGAAGCTGCTGTTAATGTGACCGTTTCTGTTTGCGTGCTTACGGGTCCAATATAATCAGGATCTACAAAATATATGTATTTTACTGGTAAAAATATGTCCACAGATACTGTTTTAGCAATATCAAGCATTAAACCAGAACTTGCATAAGAAAGTAAAATTTGATTTAAAACACGTAGCGCAAGCTGTTCATCATCTCCGTGCAATGGAATTGTTGGGTTTGATGCACTTATCAAACGATACATTTGATAAATAAATTCGCGAACGGTTGATGCCATTTTTATTCATCCCTAGGCAAAAAATCATCTTGAAATTCAGGTAATTCCTGTTTGGTAGTTTTTTTCTTTGAAACTTTTTCAGTCTGCTTTGCATCTTCTAGCGCATTTTTTATCTTCAACGCTTCTTCTTGTGACGAGAGCCAAAGTCCTGACTCCATGCACTTCTCATATTCATCCCAAGATTCAACAAGCTTTTGCGATCCTTCTGGTGAATAAATAAAGGTGCGAAAATGGTTTTTTGATACAATTTTACCGTTATAAATAGCTGGCATCCCTTCCATAACAACCTCCAAAGAACATGGTACCCTCACAAAAGAAGGTACCATCTAAACTTACGAGCAGATACGAACTGCAAACTCAGGGTTAATAGCAACACCACAAATTACGTCAATACGATCTAATTGTTCGTAGTTACGGATGTCAGCACCTAGAGAATAGGTCATAGCAAGCTTATATAAGTCAGAGTAGCGAGTAACTGCTTCAACACCACCACGTAATTCTTTGATTGGGGGAGCTGCGAACACAACTGCTTGCGTATGGTATGCCAAGCTTACGTTATGGCTTGCACGAAGAAGCATTTGCGCGCCATTTGGAATGGCTGCAGAAATGTTTTGACGCGCACCGTCAATAATGATTGTAGGGTTAACTGGGATATTTGCAGTGTTACCGTCAGCAGAAATTACCTGAGCAGTCACTACAAATTGCGCACGTTGTTGCAATGCATCGTAAGTTAATGGGTTAACCATGAACACACCAGCAGAATCGTCAACCTCAATAATATCGCCCAAGTTAAACACAACCGTATTGGCAGCTTGACCTAAACCTGTAACAGAAATTGTGTTACCGCCAGTAATTGGACCATTGGTAACTGTTCCTGCTAATAGGAAACCTGCAGGGGGTGTACCGCCCAACTGGCCTGCACCTGCTATTTGCCTGGTTAGGAAATTGGTTTTGAAGAAATCAAAGCCTGACAAATGACCTACAAAGCCATCAATTAAAGCGCCAGTATTAACTGTGTCATTGAAGGTATTGTATAGGTCATTAGAAAGGTTAGCTGCAATTCTTGGTCCAACGCCAGAATAGCGTTTACCATCTTCTGGAATTGCCAATTCTGTCATATAAGCATCAGCAGATAAGATGGTGTTGAAATCTACGGGAACCCCCGGAGTACCAACTGCTTGATAGGTTTGCTTTTGGAATGTGGATGCAATGAATTGCTCAACTTTATTTGCAAGACGTTTAGCACGCGATGCATTTGCCATTTCAAGGTAAGGTTCATCACGCGCTCTGTCGAATGTCAGGTTAAAACCTGTGTAGTCGATCATAGTGTTGAATTGCTTGGTAATGGATAAAGGACGAATTACTTGAACACGGGCTTCAGATACTGCGCTCGCACCTTCACCACCTAAATACCTTTCTTCTAAACGGTAATCAATGGTTTGACCAGTAGCAAACTTTAAGTTTTTAAAATCGGCTTCAAGGTTTCTGTTAGCAGTTCTTGCAAAAGATAAACTGTTCCAAAATCTTACAAAGACGTCATCTAGGACGTACTGGGTTTCTCTAAAAATATTAGCCATTTTGTTCTCCCTGAACAAATTAATAAATACCCGAATGGGTGCCTATTTCTTTGTCCGACGGTCGACAATTAATAACTAATACGCGTCTATGTATTTTTTTGGGTGATGGATCCCTTACGCATCAACGAGAATTGTAATCATATATTTTTAAAAAAGTCAATAAAAAGGTGCGCATTACGCACCCTAAAATCACCTACCTCGCATTCTTCCTTTCATACGATTAAGTCTATTTTTATCATTTCTGGCAATTAAATCTTCAATAGTAGGTTCAGTTTGCTTTTTAGGTTGTGCAATAGTTGAGTCGTCATGCACTCTACTCAATGGCTTAGGCGCTTTAGTTGTAGGCGTATTTTTACGCATACGCTCTTCAAGCTTGCCCATTTCTGTCATTTGCGCATAAGGGTCACGAATTTTCGCAATGCGCTCTAGTTCTTGCGGGTTTCTTTTGGCGGCTGCATATAAAAAAGCTGCAGGATTTGCCATGCCGCGTGTGGCCAAAGTCATAGGATTTGTGATTTCAAAGGATAAATTTTGAATAGTTTCTGCAAAATCCGTAAAATTTTCCATCCCAGAACGAAATTTATCCTCAAATTCACGTTGCTGTTGTGCTTCATAATTACGAATTTGCGTTTCTTCTTGTTCACGTGTCATGGAATTAACAGTTTGCTTCACAAAAGATTTTAACTGTTGTTGCCAGTCGCCTTGTGCTTCTGGATCGTATTCAAAATCTTGCACTGCTTGCTGCATGGCAGGGGCTGCATTTTGCTGTGCAAGTTGTGCGCGCAACGCATTGATTTCTGCTTCATGCTTTCTGGCTTGTCTAGCTAAACGCTCCCTAATAGCTTCATTTTCTGGTTCTTTGGTATTACCATATTCATCGGTTTCTTGCTTAGGTACATTTAAATCCTGCGTATCTTCGGTGCCCTCAGCTTCATCGTAAAGCGTTCTTTCAGGTTTTGGTTCTTCTTCATGCTCTGGCTCTATAGCATCAAGTTCCATTTCCTCTATTTCAGCAACACCCTCTTGATACTGATGCTCAGGTGTTTCTGGATGTTGTGGTGTTTTTGCGCCCATTAATAAATCATCAATACTTGATGTTGGCATGTTTTGCTCTCCCTTTTATTTAAAAACTTTTCCTATATTTAAATTAATCTTCACCAAATATTTGCGGGTTTTCTTGGATATGTAATTCTGTACAAATACCTTGAATAACAGCTTCAATTTTTTCTTTTATATATTTTGCAAAATCAATAGATTGACCCATGGATAAAGACTGACCTATAGAACCATTGCATGCACATATAATTTTTTCTAATGCAGTAATTAAAAGGTCTTCATCAATCCTAACCATTCCAGATTTAAATTCACGCGCTTTAATTTCCATTTTAATTTACCTTATTTGTTAATATTTTAACCAAGTTATTAGCATGCGCAATGGATGCATCACTTTCTGTGCGGTTAGATTCTGCCAGATAGCGCAGTTTTGATTCTTCAATCTCACCCATTACCTGAATCTTTTCTGCTTGTAACTTTTCATGCTCTATTTCCAAATCAACTTGCATTTGTTGTGCTTTAAGCTCCAACTCTTTTTCTTTAATCTCAATTTGTTTTTGTTTAAATTGTGCTTCCATCTGCATTTGTTGCTGCTGCATTTGCGCTGCTTGCTGTTCAGGAGTTGGCGCTTGTTGCGACATCTTACCTGTTTTGCCAGCTTCAATAATTTCAGGTGGAACCAACGTTTTAAGTCTATTTTTGATTTCAATGGTATTTGCAAGAGGCAAGTTGTCTGCATATAAATCTGCTACAAGCTTAAAGGTGGTTGGGTCAACTTGTAATATTTCACGCAAAGATAAAAGCGCTTGTTCTTTCTGTCCTTCATAGCTGGGACCAGGTTTAAGCCTTACTTCATAAGTGCCTTTGCGAATATCATTTTCAATATGTGCACCATATTCATCTTTTTGATGGTTGATAGTAATGTTTTTCATGCCTTCATCTGGCATCATTAAGGCAAGTACACGCGTGGTGTCATATACTCGAGGAATCATTTCATTGACAATTTCACCGCCTGTTGCAATGGCTCTGTTGATGGAATTAAAGAATACAAACGTCGTGTACGATCCCTGCCTGGTACGGGCATCAATAGCTTTTCCTGACGCCTCGTCTCCATTGTTTCCCATGCGCGCCGGATATAATCCAGTTGACGTATATAAATCTTCAATTGCAAGCTGATATTGTTGAAATAAAGATGCGGAAAGCTCTGGTGGCCTGACTTGCTCAGGCTTTGCACCAGATGGTGATTCGTCATAAGTAATCATTCCTTGGGTATTGTTAGGGTCACGCCAGTTTCTTTGGGTATCAAGACTTGCAACATTCTTCTTGGAGCCAATCCACTGGTCGTATCGTGATACTTTAAGGATGTAAGCAGATTGCGTTCGTAGATAGTTAATGTAACGCTGGGTATCTTTAGCATCACCGAAGAAGGAGCGGCATATTTGCTTACCTGTTTTGTCGTAATAACTGTTGTTGTCAACAAAGACAAGTGGTAATTGTTCGCTAGGGAATTCTGTTTGGTCAAGAATATAATCACCTGCTATCTTGTAATGAATGATTTTATGGCGCTTTGAAGGCCTTTTATCTTCAATACGCACAATTTCGCCATCCATCCACAAAGTCATGCGCTCAGGGTCTAATTCTTCAAATTCTTCCTCAAAAACCCCCATGTTAGGAGATGATTCTGCAACTTGCATGCCATTTTCTTGCGGCAATGTATCTTCATTGCCAGACATGCCAAAGCCTTGGTTTGGCATTGGCTCTTGTTGTTGCTCCATTGAGATTTGTTCAGGAATGCCACCCATAATCTCATTTTTAAAATTAATATCTCTAGACTTTTCAATTAATTCATCCATTTCCTCTTGGTTTAATACTGAACCATCAGACATCTTGTAAAGCATGTCTTTTTGATACTTTCTTACGTAATGGTCAATAATAGTAATTGCTTCGGTATCTGACCAGTTAAAAGGGTCGTCTCCTTCATCCGGTTGAACAGCGAGGGCTACTTCTTCTTCGGTAGCTGCAATCTGTGTCTTGCCAATCTTTTCTTCTATGTCTTTGCCGTATATTTCACGGAATTTAACGCGGGTCAAACGTGATACATAGCCACATAATGTACCATCCGTTTTGTTTTCAGATTCAGCGCCTAAATCCCAGTAGCAACGCGTAGCATCTTTAAAGTCACGATATACAATATCCAAATCAAATGATTTTGAGTGTGAATATTCGGTATCAACCAAAAAAGCCCCAAACCCGCCAATAGCAGCCTGTTTGGCAGCAACTTGGTAAACGGTTGAAGTATTATTACAAAACATAATGTCTTTGGTGATTAGTTCACGAATATGTGCTACTTCTTCGTCGCAATTAGTCATAGGAACAACTTGCAACTGAGGCGTATTCTGCTGCTGTTCACCAAGCAAAGAATTGGACATAGTGCCAAGCTTATTGGCAGCTAGAGGAGTTTTGCGAAAGGTTTTAATCATGTCATCTTCTTCGTCATCAGTCCATTGTTGGCCTAAAACGAAACTGTGCATTTCATGGTATTGGTCTATATTTTGTTTGAAATAGCCCCGCCATTTTTCACAAGCAATACGTGCACTTTTTGCAATCTTTTCATTGTATTTTGCCATTTTCCAATCCTTTGTGTGTGCAATGGTTATTTAATTTTATTCATCTTCTTTTAAAATTAATGATTTTAATCCTTGTTCCATAGCTAGCAATTGTTGTGGAATAGTATTTATTTGGTCTTGTATACAATCCATACGAACTTCTAAATATTTTTTAAGGTAGGTGCTTTTTGTATCGTCTAAATTTTTGGTGTAAGCAAAGGTCATTTCTTGTATTTTCTTTTCAAATTGCTTTGAATAATTAGCAACAGCATCATTTAAGACTGTATTTAGTTGATTCATTTCGGAATCTAAAGTTTGAACCCTTTGGATTAACGCATACAATTCTTTAATATTTTTTATAAATTTAAACATTATTCATCCTTTGCCATTGCCCAATTTATTCAGATATATTTTCAATGTGAATTTCTAAAGCTTCTTTAAAATAATAATCAGAAAGCCAGCTGCCTGACACATTTCCGCCGTGGTCTGTTATTTTCTTATCATCAAGCATGTACTCAATAATCCACATAACAGCACCACCGGCATTATTTTGTATGAGGTTTTTGACATCATCTAAATATTGCTTAACAATGCGCATATCTTCACTAAACGACAATTCTTTGTCGGCTCTTGATATTTTATAATTAATTTTTAAATTCAATAAATCATTAATAAATTTATAAGAAGAATCATTGTCGCCACAACCACAAAAATCCAATTTTTCAAATAAAAAATCCTCTATTTCGTCTTTATAGTTGCACGCCCAATCCATATTTTTTTTTGCACAGTCCCAATTAACACACCCGCTTTGGTCTTTTAAAGTATAAAATGTATTTTTATTACATTCCTCGCATAACTTTCTAATCACACTAGCCTCCCAGCCAATCTTTCAGGCAACCTATTTACCTCGAAACCACCATCATTGACGTATTCACCACCATAAAAAGTTAGCATGAGAGCGTCAGAAGTATCAGGAGACAACAGCCCTCGCTTCTTTGCATCGTCTTTGCTTTCAATTTGCAGTCTGTCACTGGAATCGTATTTATAGCCCAATCCCGTCAAATCTGTTTGTAATTCATCACTGTCGGGAATTTCTACAGGCATTTCTTGTATTAACCAGTCACGCATCCAATCCCAAAGCTCAGCCCTTAGGTTTTTGTATTTATCTGGCTCTGTAGCTTTGCGTGCAACATTAACCCCTTCGACAATATAGGTATATCCAAGCTCATGCAATCTATCAACAACGCCTGCTCCTATACCGATAGAATCAATGCACACACGTCTTGGATGCTCTTTTTCAATTAAACGCTTAATAATTCCTGCAAGCTCCATAGTATCAATATTGTAATGGGTTTCTAAATTATATGCACGTCTTCCGCGCCGTCTTATGATTGCTGTACGGTCATCGCCTTTACGAGCAGGATCTATCCCAATAACAAGATTGGATTGGCTATCAACTTTAGCTTTACGTGCCTTGACCACATGGTCAACTTGTATAAAAGTATCAGTAATGGAAGATAGGAATGCTTCATCATCCGTAAATGGATATTCTTGCCTAAACTTACGACACTTTTGTTCATAATCACCTTTAAAGTCCTGCAGCTTAATACGCCGCCAGTTTAAATGACCAGTCTTTAAACCATTGGCACCGAAGCGTTCAAGCCACTCAATTTCCTCGTCAACTGGCACAAAGCTTACATCTTCAATGCAATATTCATCCTGCCAGTACCATGGCACAAAAATGGCTTGGTAACGGGATTTACCGTTTTTAGCCTCTTGCCAATCCATGTAAAAGTCATTATCAATGCCATTGGCCGTGGATTCTTTGATGATTTCAGTACCAGGCATTTCTGCTACTGTCTGCAAAAGACCTAAGCTAATGCGTGCGGCATCCTTATAAAAAGCAAATTCTGATAGATGCAAATATTGGTTGGTCATTGAACGACCAATCTCAGCATTACCAGCAGTTCCTACCCGATAACCTGACTCCAAACCATTGTACATTAGGGTATTATCATTGCATTTGTCAGGGCTTGGGAATATTTCAGTAGGAAGGTTTTCAGTAAAACGCTTGGTCATGCCAAATATTGCACGTGTTGCGTCAGAGGAGTGGGTTAATATAAAAGCCTTTTTACCACGCTTGGTGACAATTTTAGAGGAAAAACGCCCCTGCACATAGGTAGAAACCCCTTGTTGACGGCCTTTAAGGATTAAAGCACGTATTTTGCCTGTAGCTTGATATTGTGCTTCCAAGCGTTCATGGATGTATTGTTGGGCACGGTTAAATTCAAAGCTACGGGATGCACCAGATTTGTCGTGAATGACAAGAAAGTTTTTAGCAAATAAAGGAAGGGATTTTAAGACACGAACAAGCTTATCTTCTGACATGCATTATAAATCCTTTTAATCTTAATAGGTGACAATCGGTTGGAATTTCACCAACCACCTTACCGCTAACCCTCCGTATTTCTACGTTACCACCCAGATCTAGGGTCGAACCTTATCCCATTGGCGTTTTTAGGGAGTAAGTAAAGCATGCAATAGCACACTTCTTGATTGTCATTGTTCTTGTATAATTACCATTCCATCCATAAATTCTGCAATTTCTCTTTTTGCTTCTATGTATCCAAGAATAAACTGAGTATCTTTTGTTGATTTTCTTGTATTCCAATTTTTAATAGCTTCCTCAGGAATTTCTGCACATGCTCCCATTGCTTCACAATGACAGCACACAAATTGATAACTGCCGTAGTCTTTGGAATATTCTACATTATTTTTGCTATTTTCTGACCCACAAAAAGGACAAGGCAAAATATTGGACATATTTATTTCTCATCTAATAATTTATCTAATTTATTCAAAAGCTTTTGGGGAATTTTATCAATGCCTTTCAATTCAGACACCATAGAAATGGCTTTTAATTGAACTATTTCTTTTCTGCAAGGAATGAAACAAGCTATGAACAATAAAATTATAGAAGATATGAATATTTTAATTATTTTTTTGCCATATTGGGAAGCTTCGTTTTTATCTTCAGTGTGATATGCAGAGCTCATTCTTACAGAATAATCTAGAAAACCAATAAGCGATATAATAAACCCAATAATGCACAATACACCGAAAAAATCAGCTATATTCGGAAGCAAAACAAATAATAAATAATTTTCCATGATTTTAATCAACTATTTCCCAGTCATCACACATAATAGCCCAACGCTCAATACCCCAATTGTAGCTACCACCCTCTGCTTTAACTTCATCATGAAAAGGATTGGTGAACATTTTAGCCAAAGTAGGAAATTTCATGGGGTCATCTTTTCCAAAACCAAGAGTACAACACATCCAAAATTCACCATCCTTCATTCTGCTGTGCTTGGCTTTTTTGCCTTCACGCATTAAAGGCAGTATTTCTTCAAATTTCATCAATCAACCAACCTATCAATTAATTTTTCGACCAAAGTTTCGCTAACAGGCTTAACTTCTTTGTCTTCTTGGTAATCTTCTCGGAAACGATTTTTCATGGTAAAAATCCAAGGAGTGGAATTGAATTTATCAAAATTACCCACCATACCTTCAAAACCCAAGTCTTCCCAAAACGCTTGACATTTTTGCATGCCACGATTTACAGCTTCTCTAAACTCAGGATGATTATCACGCCATTCGTATAAAGTAGAACGACCAATACTGATATGAGCACAAACAGCAGCGAGACTCTTTCCTTTGGATAGAATCTCTTCTGCCTTCTCACAATATTCACTTTTATACTTATTTGGTGTTCCCATTTTATACAAACCTCTTAAAGTGTCAGACTTAGGGACCCGCTTGTTCGTTACGTCTTTCACCACGCATTTCACCACCAGCCTCGCCAGGCATACAGTATTTAGGCTGCATTCTGTTTTGTTCTTCAACGCGACGACCATATTGACTGGAAACGCCATTGTAATGGGTATTTCCTTCACTTACGTCGTTGCTAGTGTAATCCTTAACTCCAGTATTGCTCATTTGCAACTCCATGTAATTATTAATCGATTAATAATAGGTGTGAGCCATTAGCCCAAAGAACACAACTATTTTTAATGGCTCAACTCCCTAACAATATCATATTATTCAAAATATGCAAATAAAATAGTTATCAACACATTCTGTGTATAACCCTGTTAATCCCAGTTATAACCATTTGAAAATAATAACAATATATAAAAAAATAAACATGAAACAGGATGTCTATAAAACCATCATTAAAATATTATCCTTTTAACACTTGATATACCTATCAAGACTTGATATACTTGTTTTGTCAACCAACAATGAGAAACAATAATGAAAATAACAAGCATAAACAAGGATGATAATATGAAATCAATAACTGATTTAAGCATGTACGAGTTAATGAGCGAAGGCTATCAGGTATGGCTTAGCAAGAATAAGAAATTCGGCTTTGACTTGATAATTAACAATGAAAATGGTGATTTGGTTTCTAATGAAATTGGCTTACATCGTCATGCAATAGCAGGGTTTGCAGAGTTTTGTCGGGATTATTTATATTGCTACGAACGTGCATTAAAACAGGAAGCTGCGTGATGAAACAAATTAATTTCACTGAATTTCATACCAAACTTTTTGCCGAGCTTAAAAAAGGTAAAGAAATATTGTTAGATAGAAAGGATTATTTTTATAAAGATATTAATACAGGTGATATTTTTGGAAAGCTTGAACCTCAAGTTAATGGGTATGTTTATTTGATAAAGGAAGCTGCATAATGGAACTGGAAAAACATAAAAATTACTTTTTTGAAGTAAGGTTGCACCCACTTGATGAACATAAATGGGATTATGTAATTTACAATGATGAATGTCGCTTTATTTTTGAATCTCTTGAATGGCATACAAGCAAAGAATCAGCATTTAATTATGCCATATCTAAAATAGAATTTTTAGACAATGGAGGTGAATTTTGATTAACAAACTAAAATGCTGGATAAATGGCCACAAATTCATCATGCAAAAAGATGAAGTATTGCAAATATACACAGCCAAATTAACAGACAAATGTCATTGCTGTAATAAACAAAGAAATGCGCAAATCCATTAAGGTTTGCGCATAGTAATTAGCCAACAATCACACAAACATTTTTTGCAACATCACCTTTGGGGGACTTATCAGGAACAAATGATACTTTGTCACCCTCAATCAAGGTCTTGAAACCTTCACTTTTAATTTCCTTGAAATGCACAAAATAATCTTTGCCGTCATTTTCAATAAAACCATACCCTTTTTGTGCATCAAACCACTTCACAACTCCATTAATCATGTCATCCATCCGTAAATAGTTATAAAAAATCAAATCCTACCCAAAAAATTTGCGTTTCTACCCACTAAACACCCTTACCCCTGTACCTTGACATGGGTAACTCGTATTTAGGCACGTATGGCGTTAATTTTGCGTTTGCATAATCTGGCATTCCGCATTTAACCCAAACTTCAACTGCAGTTAATAGAAAATCAAAATCAATAAGCCCTGCTAACATATCTTGTTTGTCTTCTTCACTCAAGAGCCTCGTTGCGATAAGTTTAGGTGAGACACCAAGTTTGATGCCGATGTCAAAGAGTTTTTTCTTGCATTGTTGGCTGGTGATTGGTTTTGACATGACTTTGCCTCCATGGCTTTCATCGTTGCTATAATTTCTACGGCTTTTTCCCTTTTTTCCAAATCAGGCATAAATAAATCAAGCTTATTAAATTTGACGGCATGCTTGTATTCGCTAACTAGGGAGAGTTCTTCTTCGGTGAATGGGGATTTTTTAGTCTTGGTGGTTGTGGCTTTTGAATTTTCCTTAGGCGCCAAACCTTTTGCATAAAAAATCACATTATCATTTTTCAATTTTTTTAACAGTTTTAAAAGGGCTTGTGCTCTTACAAGTCTAGGATGTTGCTTGTCGCTATGATTATCAACATGGTGCATAGCATGAATCATAAAATCTTCATCGCTTCTTTCATCTCTAAACAACTTAGTGTTCAAAATTTCCAGGTCAATTGTCTCTGAGAAGAAAAAACTACTACTACTGCAGTTAGTAGTTTTCTTCTGTAAGTTTTCTTCTGCTATATATAGTACGCGCGCGCGTGAATCGGCCAATTTGGCCGGTTCCAATCGGCCACTTTGGCCGGTCGGGGCAATATTTGTACAGGTTTTTGGTATAACATTTGACCCATCCGGACAAAGTGGCCGGTCGGGGAAATCTGTGTTCAACATGTTTGATATTGATTCAATTATATGGTCTATGTTGGTGTGGATATGTTTGATGTTAATGCCGCGAACTTTTTTTATTTTTGTGGTTATCCAGCCGTTTTGTTCTAGTCTATCGAAGCGTCTGCGAAGGGTTCTTTCTGGTATGTGAATTTCATCGAACCATTCTTGATATTCTTTGTAAAACCATCCGTCGCTGCTTTTGGATTTGTTAGCCCAAAATACACATTGATTTAAAACTGTCGCTAATGTATGGCTACCTGTTAGCTGAATATAGAGTTTTGGGGTTGTTACTATGGATGCTTGGCCTGAAAATAATGCAAGAATTTCTTTATTGATATTTTTTTTTGCTGTAGACATGCTATAATTACTCCGTAGTTTTTGTGTTGCGAACACATTAAGGATGTACCACTTAAATCAATTTGCGGTTGATTTCGGTTTGGGGCATGATGCCCTAAATTTTATTTTTCCAAAATTCCTAATAATTTTCTAAACATAAATATTGAAGAAGAAAGATATACTATTAAGTCAATTCTTTGTCGACATGAGCATAATTTATCAAAAAAATCATCAAAATTTAAATCTGAATAATCCATTTTTATATCTTCGGATAAAGATATTATATGATCTTCCATTAATTTAATCATCTGATCACTAAGTTCTTTACGTGATAAAAGATCTTCAACACTTAAATTAATTGTAATAGAACCATCTTCGTTGGTTTTTTTCATAGCACGCATCCTGTTTTATTTAAAAATAAAATTTGCAATCAAACTTTTACCTGTGTTAAATTAATTTGGTTGGTTGATTTTCATGTAATATCCTTTTGACAGAAGAAAGCCCGCAATGCCTCCTATATTGCGGGCTTTTTACTATACATTAACATATTCCCTAGTGATTTCTCTGATAAGCTCATTGATCCATTGTTCGGTTATCTTTACTTCATTTGCAGAAAAGCAAAAAGGGTTGGCATTTTTAACTTCCCTGTCATGAATAGAGTTGGCTATATTATTTAACAATTCTACCGCTTTAAAATTAACGTTGATTTCCATTGCTATTCCTTTAGTATGCCTTTTCAACCAACCTAAGCGCAGTATTAAGACCATTCTTATAACCGAGCCACGTCATATAAACGTCCTGCGCTCCATTAATAAGGCATAAACGCATCTCTTCTTCCGCACGTTTTACCTCATTGTCGTAAAGCTCCCTTAATCTTCCCATAAACATAACCTCTTCCATTACATCTTCTTTCATTGCTTCCCCTTTTTATTTAAAACCTTTAATTTATAAACCTCGTTTTGCAAATTGGCAATGTCCTGTTCGATATGAACAATCTTGCAATCAATAATAGATAATGAATAATTGGAAAAATTACTCATTTCATGGCTAAAGCAACATTGTTCCAATGGTTTTGTTTGTTTACTAATAATAAATATCCAAAAACAAATCCATGCGAACGTTACCAAAGAGAGCATAATGCTCGTATTCGCTTCCATATTAATGCCCCCAGATAACCATGCAACACATAAAACAAAAAAAGCTAACTACATAAACACATATTGCTATTCCCAGCCATTTATCCATTATCAAGACTCCACTCCGTTTTTAGCTCACCTTTTGTTAGGCGCTCTATTTTATATTGCGATGCTTCTGGAATATAACCCCACTTAAGCCAATTGCAAAGACTTGCCGATGCCATTCCGGTTGATTTAGCAAACCTATATTGTGAACCATAATATTTTAATACGTCTGTTGGCGTCATTTTTTTCCTTTCGTCTATTTATTTAAAATAATTATATATTAAAGCTTGACATATGTAAAGGCTTTGCATATACTAGCACTACGTCATTACCGACGCAAACTATATAAAGTAAAGAGGTAATAAAATGCAAGCAATGAATCATAACGAATATGAATATTTTTTCAACGAAAGTTTGGTTGAATTAGAATCTGTTAATAAGCAGTTGGCAAAGCTTTCTTTGCGTAAAGAAGAATTAACCCAAGAAATAATTGGTGCATTACAACACGACCATGAGGGACAAAAAACTTATGAATATGACGTGTGGAAGATAGAAATTAAAACACCTGTTGTCTATTCATTAAACAAGAAACTATATGAATCTGGAAAAGTTAACATTCCTGACAATTTTAATCCCATAAAGACTAGTATTTCCTATACTATTGACAAAAAGCTTTGCGAGCAATATATGGATAATGCGCCTAAAGTTATTCGCGATGCCTTGATTGAGTTAATTGAGAAAAAGCCTGGGAAAGCAGGAGTAATTTTGAAGGAGCGTATTTAATGTCTAATTTAATCGTCATACTTGGTGAAAGTGGAACAGGAAAGTCCACTTCAATGCGTAATTTGAATCCCGATGAAACCGTTGTAATTAATGTATTGTCTAAGCCCCTACCATTTAGAGGATACAAAAACGCATACAACAAAGAAAGAAAAAATTACTTGGAATCAGATAACTACGCAATGATTTTAAAATGGTTGGACGCAATAAATAGAAATGCACCACACATTAAAACTATTGTTATAGATGATTTTAGCTTTCTAATGAACAATGAATTTATGCGCAGATGCAGAGAACGCGGATTTGATAAGTTTACCGAAATGGGCGTAAACATGTTTGAAATTCTTGAATTGTGTAAGTCATTTCGTCCAGATTTGTATTGTTATGTTATGTGTCATACAGAAAAAGACCATGCAGGTATTATAAAACCTAAAACTGTAGGTAAGATGACTGCTGATTACGTGGGGATAGCAGAAAGAGTATCGATAGTACTTCACACACAAATAATTGACATGCAGTATAAGTTTTTGACGCAAAATGACGGTATTCATGTTGCAAAAACTCCTATGGATATGTTTCAAGATATCTATATTGATAATGATTTGGCTGCTATTAGAAATGTTATAGAAGGCTATTATGGCGATGAATTGGTAAAAAATGTTGCTTAATTAAATTAAACACTGGGAGAATTAAATGAGTTTTTGGGAATCAGAATTAGGAGAAATAACAGGAACTGCGGCAGATGCTTTTACAAAAACATTTACGCAAATACCAGATGGCACAATGGCTTTGGCGCGTATTGAGTCTTTTATAACACAGGAATACAAAAATACAGGCTTTAAATTCCTTGAGATTTTATGGTCATTAACTGACGGTGATTTTAAAGGCGCTAATGTTAAACAAAAGCTTAAAGTATTTGGTGGTGATTCAAAAGATAAAGATCCTTTACGTACAAAGCATCGTTCTTTAAACATGCTAAGACTAATTTATCAGTTATTTAATATAAAACCAAAGCATGCAAACGAGCCAACAGAAGAAGATTTATCGGTTTTTATTGGAAAAGTAGCTGGCATAAAAATACGTGAAACAGAGCCAGACCCAGCTCAAGATGGAAAGCAATATAATTGGGTGTCAGAAGTTCATGATTCAAAAGGTTTCAAATGTGAAACTGGTATAAGCGTTGTTGTGACACATACAAACAAGCAACAACATAATTCTGATTTACATGACAATGCATTTTCAAGGAATCAAAATAAAGTTACTGCTGATGACTTGGATGATATACCGTTTTAAATATGATAAATTTGAGTATTAAATGACTAGAGATATATTAACAAAGAAGATAGAGAAAGTGCAAGCGCGTACTGAAGAAAGTGCGCGCAATTACATCGGTGCCTCCGTTATTGGTTCGGAATGCTTACGCCAAATTTGGTACGAGCTTCACGAAACCATAGCAGAGGAAGTGCCAACCAAAACACGCCGTACTTGGGCTATTGGCAAGCGCCTTGAAGGTTTGGTGCTGGATTGGCTTGAAGAGGCAGGCATTAAGATTGCGCGTGTTTGGTATGGCCTGCAATCCAATATTGTCAAGGTGTTTAAAGGACATCTTGATTCGGTATGGTTTGATAAGAATGGTGAGGCGAAAGCCATCATTGAGGTGAAAACCGCCAAAGATGCCAGTTTTAAGGTATTTGTTAAGAAGGGGGTTAAGCTTTGGAATCCGCAATATTATGCGCAAATTCAGAGCTATATGGGAATGAGCGGTATATTTAATACATATATACTTGTACTAAACAAGGATAATAGTGATATTTCCGATGAATTAGTGTCATTTGACGCTAAGTATTACGGAAGTTTGGAAAATAAAGCGTTGATGATAAGCGAAGCAAAAACGATGCCACCTAAAATAAACGGATCGCCTCTTTGGTATCAATGTAAAATGTGCAAATTCAGAAAAATTTGTCATCAATAAGGATAGAATTCAAAATGAAAAATGAAGATATAAAAAAAATAATGAATGAATTAAAAACGTCAGTAGATTTTTTAGCAGCACAGCAACAATGCTATGAAAATATTATTGATACTGTTGGTCTAGACTCCATAGCATTATTTTTTTTTAGTTCAGGATACATGTCTTGTCTTGATTATTTGAAACAAGAAAAAATGTCAAAACCATTTCAATATAAAAAGGATTAAAAATGGACATTATTGAAAATAAAATAAACCAAATAAAATCGGCGTCTGGCAAAATATTTAATGCGCATGAATATCTTTACCAATTTCTAGCTGATTTTCATAAAGCCGAAAGAGGCGGTATTCATGATTTTATAGAGATATCTTTATACAACATGGTTAACTTGGCAATTTCAAATATAAATGATTATTTGAAAACCGGTCATAAGCAAGTAAGTGCCACTGAGATAATGCATATTGTTGTGGATTCTTATCAAAAAGTGTTGGATGGCATGAAGCGTAATTTGGATGGTATGGATAGGGTGAATTTTAAATGAATAAATTTATAAAAATTTCTGCTTTATGTTTATTATTATCAGGTTGCGGTGATAATCCTTTTGGAGATTTTGAAGAAATAAAAGACACAGACTACGCACAAATAAGGTTAGAAATGGAAAGATGTTCGCATATAGTAAGCGAAGGAAGTTTATATGCTCGCTTAAGTTGGTCTCCTAAAACAGATTGTTTAAAACATTTAAAATATAGGATTATACACACAGGGAATGCGAAATCTGCACCGTTTGATGTCTAAATAATTAATAATTTTCGACACATTTGTATCTATGTGTCGATGGAATGGATACAAAATAAATGAATGACTTCACGAAAGAAGAACTAGAAATATTACAATGGGAAATTAACACGGCCATTATTAAGATTGAAATGTGCGGTGGACACTGCGAAAAACATATTAAATTGCAAGAAAAAATTACAAATATTATCTATAACTATTGCGATCATAAAAATGTAGTTCCTAGATGGGATCCAAGCACACAC